GATTCTAAACTAGGAAAGTTTGCCAGTAAAAATCTAAAAGCATCTGTGGGAGATGATATTTCTGCTTCAAAAGTACATTCCCCTAAGAATCGAGCTAATCTACCATAAACTTTTATTTTACTGAGCATAGCGATACCTCTTCTTTGTACAGTCTATATGGTCTTGATCGTAAAGTTCTCTACAGCTAAGTCTTTTCACACAATGTTGAAGAATAGTTTGATTACCTAAATACAAAGCCACATGATCTAATCTTCCTGTATTTGTTGTGTCCATAAGAAGAACATCACCTTGTTTTAAATCTACCGTATCTTCTAATTCAATAAAACCAGTCAAAGGTAAACCGTGTTCAAATAATGGATTTTTTGAAAATTCTTTTGGGCTTTTTGGTCTATCCCAATGTTTTAACTTAATATTTTTCTTTTCTTCATACCAATCATGTATCAAACTCCAACAATCTTGCACACCCCAAACCCATTCTCTACCAATCAATCCTTTCTTATAACCAGAAGGTTTGAAGTGATGCCATTGCTTTGTTTCTGGAGTGACAATATAAAAAGGTAAATCTAAATACTCGCAACTAGCTAGATCAGCTTCGCTTGGATATGGTGGATGATTTGGATGGCTATGTATTACTGCTATCACTTCACCTTCATCTTCAGCTTTCATCCAATCATCAGGATCTAAAATAAAATGTTCTCCCTGTTCTTCCGCAATATTTTTACAAGGATAATATTTTTCTTTGCCTTTATAGATAGTCAATAAACCGCATACTTCCTGTGGTGAATCTTTCTGTGCGTGTTCTAATGCAATATCTTTCCAACTCATCCTAAAAATGCTCCAATACCAGGGAAAATATCTTTAGTCGCAATTCTTTTTGGTAACTTTACATTTACTAAGTCAAGAGCAGATTGAGCTTCCCATGTAACTACATCTCTATTTTCAGTAACTTTACGATCCAAGAAATAAATCTCCTGTGGGAACTCTGCTGTAGGATCTGGTGTTCCAAATGGATTAACTTGAGCACTAGACGAAGATGTTGATTGTTGTTGGATAGTGTTGGGATCATTCATTGTAATCGTATTACCCATTGCATTGCCATGAACAGTACAGTAATATCTTAAATCTGATGGTGCGTCTGGATATGGAGGCTGAAAAGTTACAGAGCTACCAGCAGATCCTTGCGTTCCAGCAACAGTAACTCCTGTCGAATAAGATGCACCTGAATTTCGTTTTATTCTAAGTGGGTGTCCGCTATTTGAAGAATCTGATTGGTCAAAAATATAAGTAGAACCTCTTTTCATTGTAATAACAGGATTATTTACACCATTTAGCAGAAATATATTGACACCACCGACATTTTGAACAGTGACGGTATAGGTAACAGTTTCACCATCAGAAGGATCTGCTACTGTTGAAGTTGAAGTCGTTGTTGTGGTTGTAGGAGCAAAATTAACAGCATCTAAAAAACGTGCTAATGTTCTAATTCTTGTAAACTTTGCACCGTTCAAATCATTACCTATTGTGGTTGTATTAACATCCTGCATTATCGCAGTCATCGTTCCAAAAATATTGCTTATTGAGATTTTTGGTCTAGGTAAAGTACCTGTTGAACCAAATTCAAATCCAGTACATTCAATAGGAAATCTTAAATATGAATTGCCAGCCCAAACCACTTCTCCATTCGCATTTAGATTTGCACCATTATGAAAACGATACAAAGTGTTAGAACCATGTAGTGCAGTACTTAACTGAATAGTAAATAGTTCAATAATCGAGCCAGGATTTATTGATTGTAATGCGGAAACTGGTATTGCCATTAGGGTTCAAATACTTGTTCAAATGTAGCTGTAATACGATTACGATCAAAAGAAAAAACTTCTTTATTAAAACTTCTACAAATCCATTTAAGAGCAGAGGGTTCATCAGGTGCTTGCCAATCAAAGGATGCACCATCTTTACCTCTTGCCTCTAAAAATGTTTCAATCTCCTCTGCATCCTCATTATCAACATTAAATGTAAGATTCCAAACTTTTGGATCTTGATTTAAACCAAAACTTGTTCTTTGTTGATAACCATCTCCAAACTGAGTAATACGTTGTATTGGAGCACTACGCTTGTTAGCAGAGAATTGTGGATTGTAATCAGGGAAAGTAGCCATTATCTTGAAAGTAAACCTCCAGGTCTTTGTTGTTTCAGTATTTCTCCTTGAACAGCAACAGATATAAGCGTTCCAAGTTCTTTAGCTTCAGCTTCATCACCTTGAACATCTGAACCTGATGCGTCCACATTAACAACAACACTCGTATTACCGCCACCTCCAAGCTTGTTATTTGGGATTATGTTACCTGATGATCTTGGAACGAATAGTTCTGGGCCTTTCTCTCCTACTATTGAGGGTCTGTTAACAGGAGGTCTGCCACCATCTGCAAAGCCAAGCATTTTAAACAAACCACCAGTAACAGTTTTACCTCCAGCATTACCAAATAATGATTGATTGAGTGCTATATCTAAAAATCTATCTGCGACATTATTTAATAAATCACCAAGAGTAGAAGTTCCTTTTATTAATCCTGCGATACCTTGTTTTATATCATTTTGAATTGTTATATTAAGATTTTCAAAAGCATCAACAGTTTCATTGGCAGCATTTTGTAATTTTCTAGTTTCTAAAGTATTTTTCTTTAAACTTTCAAAATTTTTATTATTTGCTTCTACTTTTTGATTAATACTTTCTAATGTAGATCTTGCATTTGCAAGCCTTTCTTTGTCTTGGTCAGATAATTTTTCATTACCTTCTAATTCTTTAATAATTGATTTAGCACTATCTTCTTTTGTTTGAAAAATTTTTAATCTTTCATCATTTAATTTATTTAATACTAATAATTCTTCAGCTAATCCTTTTGATATAACAAATCTACCTTCTGTTCTTACAGCATTTAATTTCCGTTGATTTTCAAGCTCAAACTTTGTAGCTTTCACTTGATTTTCTAACGCTTCACTAGCTTGCTTATCAATTATTAAACCAGCTTTTTTTGCTGCAAGAGATTTTATTTCACTTTTTGTTTCAAGAATACCTTGCTCTGCTGTTGCTTGTGCATCTAATTTTCCTTGCGTATCAGAAAACACACCTCCAAATAAATCATCAAGAAGATTTAAATTAGAGTTTTTTAATGCTTTTTCTAAATTTTCTAATTTAAGATTTAAATCTTTAATTTCTGGATCATCAATAGAGGCTAAACCTTTTTGAGCCATACCTAAATCTAGTCCACCAGGATCAAAAAAATCTCTTACATCATTTACTAATCCAGCAGCTCCAGCTTTTAGTTTTAACGCAAACTCAGAAAATTTATCGGTAAATAATTTTGCTGCTTCTCTAAGTTCCTTAAATGCTTCAACACCATCTTCTCCAACAACCTTTGTAAGATCTTTTGTTATTTCTTCTAAAGCAGCTTGTTTACCTCTGAATTGTTCAATTATTTTAATTTCTTGTTTTCTAGCTGAACTTAGACCTCCTACTTTTTCAATAGCAGCATCAATATCTGCATTTAAAGGATCTAAAGCATCAGCTAATCCTAAAACTTGTTCTTGAAAAGTTGATACAATAGTCGTTCCGACTAATCCTCCAGCAAATCCTCCCATTGGGCCAAATGCAGAACCTACTAATCCTCCTCCAAAGCCACCTAATGCTGCTGCTGGTCCTTGTCCAAATAACAAAGGAAAAGCACCACTAACTGCTGCACTAGATAACGCTCCACCAAAACCTCCACCACCTCCTCTTGGTGGTCTTGCTCCTCCTCTTGCTCCTGAACCTCTTATTGAAGCTAAAAGTTTTTCAAAACGTAACTGTTTAGCATCTTCTTTCGTTATAGCTATCTCTGTCTTTAATAAATTATTAGCTGCATTTGCTTGTGCTCTAGCTAATTTAAATTTTCCTTGAGAATTTGATAATGCTGCACGATTTAATGCTCTACTAGCTTTATCTACTTTAAAACCACGTTCTTTTGCGACAGCAATTTTATCTCCGACATTACGAACTCGAACCATTGAAGCTCGTTTATCTTCTTGTAATTTTAAAGATTCTTTATCTAACTTATTACTTCTACCTCCTTGATTTAGTTGATTTACCTTCCCACTAACTTTGTCTAAAAGTTTTGATAATTCCTGTACTTTTTTTAAGCCTTTTACATTTACTTCTATATCTGCTCTTGTTGCCACGACTTAAAAAAACAAAAGGTTACTTTATTTTAGCTTATCTCCTACGTTTTGCTTTTTCAAATTCTTTTTCTTGTTCTTCGTTAATTATTTGAAAATAACAACTCCAACCTATGATTTCATCTATAGTCATATTTCTTACCTCACCTAAACTTTTACCTAATTCTTTTGCAACACCAAACTGCAACATCATTAAATTATCCTTTCTCAGTTCAGCCGTTAGTCTTTTGGGTCGATTGTATCTTCCTCACTATTAATTACAGCTAACATCAGAGATTGTAAATCACTATCTTTTACTTCGTTTTTAAGAATATCTATTTCTCCAGCTTTAAATAATCTTTGACCATTTT